TTGCTGGTGCCCCAAATTGAGATGGCATTGTTCTAATAATTGATTCATAGTCATTTATTGTAACCGCCCTATTTTGAGCGGAAAAGTTAAATGAAACCATTTGTCTTACATCTTCAGTAGTTGGTGCGTTTGCTCCACCAATGGCGGCAGTAACATTATTACATCTTAATGTATTAACAACACTTTTATTTGCACTTTCTGACGGTCCGTTAACAAAGAACGATACTGTTCCAATTTGTGTAATAACATTTGACCCAAGATTTGTTCCTTGTCCTCCACCGATTCTATATTGTATAAACAATGTTGAGTTTGATTTAAGAGCCGACCCCAAAGACAGGTTATTTGAATATTTATTTAAATCAAATGCGTTTCCGGTTCTTGCAAATTCCCTTAATTGTTCTTCCGCCGAAACATTACCACCACCAAATGTCATTTTTAAGTAACCTTCTGGTGTGTATTCTGTAACAAATTTAGTATTTGTTGTAATATATTTACCAACTTTAACTCCTGGTTGATCGGAAACTTTTGTCGGATCTTCAATAAAAACCCTATCTTCAGCCAAAGCCTTAACTTCATACCATCTGTTATCAAGTCCCAAAAATTCTTGAGGTTCCGGGATTGTATTATATTGTGTTCCGTCTTTTAATAAAACACTTGTTATTCCTAATACATTTTTTTCCGGCAAAAACATTTCAAAATAAGGTTTAACATCATTTGGAGTTATAGATCTTTTGAATACCTTTGTTGTTCCATTAACAACAACTTCTCTTTTTGTAATGGTATAATTTAACAATCTTCCATTAGAATCAAAGTTTGGAATTTTTAATCTATTAGGTGATCCTTCTGCATTTGTTGCGGACGCAAAATCAATATCGTATACCGTTTCAAATGGTTGTCCAGCTCCAGACGCTTGAGATCCTCTTCTTAAAATCCCACAGTATCTTAAGTCTTCCTTATCTCCAAAAGCAGGAACTGTAATTGAGAAATCAACTAAAGCAACGGATGGTCTTTGTCCTGGTATTTTAAGTCCGTATGTTCTTGCAATATTATATATTGATGCCTTTTGTTGGGCAAATTGTAAAACTGTTTCCTGTATACTCCTATCTATCTGAAACTGTAAGTTATCATTAACTGCTGCATTTAAATCCATTAAAACAGAAAATACTCCCGCATCATTAAAATTTTGAATTAAGTCGGGATAATAAGTTCTTGTGAAATTTATTAATTCAGTTCTTATAGATTGGAAATCCCTTGCGGTGTATGATATTTTTTTATCTGCCATATATCATTAAATATTGATTATTACAAAATCATTACTTTCAAAAGCTTGATCCGTTGATCTGTAATCTATTTTTATTTTTGCGGTATGCTCTTTTTCGGCAATCCCTTGAACGGTAAATTCTCTCTCACCTTGAGCATTAATAAATGTTCCTTTATCTTCTTCTCCGTCCGACGCATCTGTTATACTAATATTTGTGATTTGTATTCCGGGAATATATTTTTCAACACTATCTCTAATTTCGGCTTCAATATCCGAAAATGTTGGTCCGTCCAATGGCTCAAAGATATACTCATATAATCTTGTCCCAAAATCGGGTAGAAAATATCTTGTTCCTTTTCTGGTTAATAAAAGATGAACTAAATCAGTTCTGATTTCTTCATCAGAAGTATCTGAAAGATCTAAATATCTACCAGTAAATGATTCTCTAAAAGGAAAATTTATTCCGTATGTAACCCCATTTGCCATATCCAATAAATATAAGGTCTGGTTATTTTATATAAATAAAAAAAAATCATTGATTTCTCAATGATTCTTTTAAGTTTTAATAATTAATTATTTTTTTATTATGATACAGTGGCAACACCAGATGTTTTATATTTATTTATAACGGCATTTATTGCGGTTAAAAATGTTGTTAGTGATTTAATATTTTTTTCGGTATTTGCGGGAAGTTTAATTTGAGTACCTAAACTACTCTCTAAAACTAATCTTAGATTTTCAATATTTGGTATCAAATTTCCTGTTTTTTGTGCACTTCCAGCCGATATAAAAACGTTTTTACCGTCGGAAATTAAATTAATTGCAGTACCATACCTTATCGCTCCATATGTGCTAAAATTAATTGCTAAACCTGACTTATCTGCCGAAGTTCCTAATGATATTTTATCAATACCAAAAGAAAACCCAGGTTTTTTATTATAATCCATACTAAATGTTAACTTTGCTGCGGGTTGTATTAAAGCGTTTGCTTCGGCAATTAATTTATTCATTTTTTCTTGATTAAAATTTTCTCTTATAACTCGTTTTACGATTCTTGTAAGGTCTGATTCTGTTAATCTTATAATTTTTTTCATACTTTAAATTTTATTATAAATATAACACCAAAAAAAAAATCACCAATTTCTCAGTGATTCTTTTAAGTTTGTGGTGTTTTTTTCCCAATTGGGTTCATATGGACAATGTAAACATTTATTGCCACAACATTTACCTCTTTTCATATGAAAAGATTCTGTCATTACAAAATTACCTAATTCGTTTTTGTAAAAGTCAGGTTCAGGAGATTTTTTATTTGTCTCCTGAACATATAACTGTTGTATCCAATCTTTTGATGCGTTTACCGTCATTTTAGTTAGTTTTTCTTTGGTTATAAAACGCTAACAAAACTTGGTATGTTAGCGTCGTATTATTACCCCATTGTACTTTCATCACTTAAACGATTTCACAAGCTCCACCGGCACACGCGACTTCTCCTCGTAGGTCGGTGTTATCTTGTAACTCAATTACTTTTGTAAGATCAACATCTGATAATGTTTTAACTAATCTTTCAAAATCTTCTTTTGTACAATCTTCAAAAGGTGCCTGTGTGTAAGTTCCTCCGTTGTAAGGTAGTACTGATAAACCATTGTAGAAATCTCTGTTATTCCACATCCATTCACCTACCAAGTCCCACTCATCTTCTTTAATTGAAACCGTAGCAGATACGTTGTGAGTGTTTTGTCCGTTTCTATGCCCTGGTTTAATCCATTCTTGTGATACTTTCTTAACACGTTCCAACATTTGGAATACTGATTCGTGTCTAATGATAGAACCTTCAGGTGATTTTTGTGGTATAGTAATTACCGCAGTATCGTGAGGTCGGAAAAACTCATCTTCAACCAATTCGGGGTGATTAATCGCCAAGTATGAATAGATTGATTCGTTTTTACCAACACGGATTCTTCTTAAATAGAAGTCATTATGCCAAGCGTGAATACCTGATGATGTTCCCAATACCAATGATGAGGTACCAGATGGTTTAACGGTTGTTGTTCTTGCAGATTTATTAATCCCAATAAGTGTTGCAACTCTTTCGTTTTCTTCTTTAACCGCTTTAGCCGCTTTTTTCATATCATAACCTAAAACAACTCCTGACCCAATACCTGTCATTCCAACACCAATAAGTGCATCTTTTTCAGTTGTTCTTTTCCAAATATCTCTTAAATAATGGAAGTCAGTGTATCCCGCTTGTAGTGTTCCGATGAACGCCGCCGCTCTAACTCTTTTATCAAAGTCCTCTTGTGATTCAATATCCGAAGCGTTTACCTCACATAGGTTACAGAATTGGAATGGACGAAGTGCGATCTCACAACAAGGATTTGTTCCCCAATCTTTATCGTTAGATAAATAGATTCCTGGTTCTCCTGCTCCTGATAACTCAATACGTTTCCACAAATCCATAAAAAATTCTTTTGTGATTTTGTGACGAAGAAGAACTGCCGAGTTATTAGCTCTACCTCTTTGTGCATTTTGTTCCCACCAACTTCCTGATTTACAAGAAATCATTTCTTCATCATCTGCTGAGAATAAAGAGATAAGTGCCGCTCTTCTAATACCACCTGCAAGTACCGCATCTGCGATATGACATACAATATCGTGAGTTTCTATTGGTGTAAGTTTTTCACCATCTTTTTTGTTACTTAATACTTTTGTTATATGATGAACACAATCTTTTAATGGTTGAGGTCCGGGAGCCTTTCCTCCTGATGTGACAAGGTTCGCCCCTTTATGTCTAATATCTGAAAAATCAAATATTGGTGTTGATGATTTGTACCCTAAATAAGATTCCATTAATACTTTAATTGCGTCTGCCCATCCTTCAATAGAATCACCAATTAAGTATCTTCTTGTTCTATCTGGATTTGGTTTTTTAATGTCCGGCAATTTTTCAACGTGATGTTTTTGAACTGAGTAACCAACTCCTGTTCCACCTAAAAGTAAAAACATTGTTTCAGAAAACGAATCAACGTGATCAATTGGCATATAGGCGCAATTATAAACTCTGTTTGGAGATATTTCAATTGGTTTTCCACCGAATTGTAATGATCTCATTGATGGTAATACTTTTTTGTCGTATACCATTTTATATACCTCTTCAATCTCATCTTTAATGTGAGGGTATTTTTTCTGGTGCATTTCTTTATTACGAGTTACTAACTCTTCCCAAGTCTCTCTACGATTCTTTTCAGGTTGGAACTTAGCGTACTTCATAAAGACAGTAATGTCACTTAATATTTTTTGAGAAATATCCATTTTAATTTATTTTAATAATTTTTATTTAATTTTAAGAACTTTTTTCTTGTTCTCTTTGTTGTCTTTTTTCTAACAATTCTTTAACCCTTAATCTTTGTCTTTCTTCTTTTTGTTCTTCAATTCCTAAGAATGTGGTTGTGGATTCAGTATCAATTTCAATCATCGCATTATCAAATTTACAATTTTCAAACACCACACCATCATCTCCAATCCGAGATTTGGTAATTGCAATTGTGGCTAATTTCATTTCTTTTTGTT